AGTTATGCAGACTTAGAACATGCAATGGAATACGGCAACGGTCCTGCTGTTAGGATTCTGCATGATTTCAATACCAAGAACAAGCACAAGATGACTCCTATTCCTACATTCAAACTATTATGAGGACTTGAACGAAATGAAAATTGGAGTGTTGGGGGCAGGCAGACTTGGAATCTGCTTTGCCCTTTTGTTAGAAAAAGCAGGATATGAAGTTGTTGCTTCTGATATCCGTGAAGACTATGTTGCTAGTTTACGTGCTGGGTTAATCAAAACCACAGAACCACAAGTTGCTAGACTTCTTTCTAAGTCTAAAAACATTACCTTTGTTACTGATAACATTGATGTAATTGAAGAGTGTGATTTAATTTATACCTTTGTCGCTACTCCATCACTGCCTGATGGTAGTTATGATATTAGTTGTATTCGTCAAATCATCAAAGACTTTAAGGGATGTGATGTAGAAGGTAAGAGTATAGTCATTGGTTGTACTACCAATCCAGGTGATTGTGATGACTTCCAAAATCATTTGAGACCATATGGTGTGGATGTCTATTACAATCCAGAGTTTATTGCACAGGGATCTATCATCAAGGACCTGGAGCATGCTGATATGGTTCTGGTTGGTGGTAGTGGTAAGCACATCCAAGACATTGAAAAAATCTACGATGATATTCAGGTTGAGACACCGAATGTTTATGTGATGAGTCGTAAGGCAGCAGAACTAGTCAAGTTGGCAGTCAACTGTTACCTCACCACTAAGATTTCCTACGCCAATATGATTGGTCAGGTGATGCATAAGAGTGGTATGGGTGATGAGATTGATAATGTATTGGATGCTATTGGTTCAGACAGTAGGGTAGGACACAAGTATCTGGGATATGGTTTTGGGTTTGGTGGTCCTTGTTTGCCTAGGGACAACAGAGCATTTGCTGCTTGTGCTAAAAAACTAGGACTGGAATATAATCTAGGTCATGTTACTGACTCATTCAATGAAGAGCATAGTAAGTTCTTATTGGATTATTATGTGAACAATAATCCGATGGGATTGCCGTATGCAATTGGAAGTATTGCATACAAGAGGGAAACTGATATTCTTACAGAGAGTCAGCAATATAAACTATGTCTGGGTCTTCTAGACTTAGGGTATGAGGTATATGTTGTGGACAATATTGTAGAACACCAATGCGATAGTAGAATTAATTGGAGTTCACCAAAAGAAGAAGTTATTTGGATTGATTTATGATTGGATACAATAGACTTGGTAGCAATGGTCGTCTGGGTAATCAGATGTTCCAGTATGCAGCACTAAGAGGTATTGCTGCAAAGAATGGATACGACTTTACTATTCCACCAGAGGACTATCCACATCGCGACAACTATGGATTGTTTGAGACATTCAAACTCAAGAATGTGAAGACTACTAATATTGGATTCGTAGAAGGTAACTCGGTCCAGGAGAATGGTCACCAGTTCATTGAAGAGTTCTTTACTCAACTGCCTGATAATGTAAACCTTGAAGGATACTTTCAGACTGAAAAGTATTTCTCTCATATTAAGGATGAGATTCTACAAGACTTCCAATTTAACGAAGGGTATTCTATCCCTTGTAAGCAGTATATTGCGAGTCTTGATACTCCACCAATCTTTCTACACATCAGACAATCAGATAACATTGGTAGAGAGCAGTATCATCCTATCTTACCGATCAGTTACTTTGAACGAGCACTACAAGAGTTCCCAGAAGATACTCCTTGCTTTGTATTCACTGATGATATTGCCTGGTGTAAGAAGCAAGAGTTCTTTAAGGCAGATAGATTCTTATTCAATGAGAGTAACGAGAGATATTCATACCAGACCATTGACGGCACCGGTAAGAGACAGAACACTCTGTTACCACAGACCGACTTGTGCTTGATGTCTTTGTGTTCTGGTGCTATAATAGCCAATAGTTCTTTCTCATGGTGGGGTGCCTGGTTGCAAAATGATAGAGGAAAAGTTGTTGCACCAAATCCTGCTAAGTGGTTTGGAACTGCAATGACCCACTTGGACACTACAGATATGGTTCCTAACCGATGGACAATTTTAGATTGGAGTAAATAATGCCTGTTTCATTTGATAGACTTGGTAAGGATGGTCGTCTAGGCAATCAATTATTTCAATATGCTTTCCTTAGAGGAGTTGCTAAGAGTCGTGGATTCGACTGGATGATTCCTATGGATGATGAATACACACGTCATCACTATGGATTGTTTGAATGTTTTGAGATGTCTGGAGTCAAGGCAGGGAATCTGGGTAAGACTGGTAACCCTACCATGGAATGTATGGATACTTTGTATCACCCAGAGGTAGTTGATAACTGCAATGAGAATACTAATTTCCTAGGTACATTTCAGACAGAACGATACTTTGCTAATGCTGCTGAAGAGATTCGTACAGACCTTACATTTAAACCAGGATACCTAGACCCCTGTAAAGAGTATATTGATAGTATTGGTGGAAGAGATAATTGTATCTTTCTCCACGTAAGACGAGGTAATCCTAATCTGGATGAGAATGGATTCATGTGGTCCTATCAAGTATTACAAGATACTCATCCACTCTGCAAACCAGAATACTATGTGAAGGCACTGAAGCAGTTCCCTGAGGATAAGCAAGTCATTGTTGTATCTGATCTGATTGATTGGTGTAAGAGGCAGTCTTGGTTGGAGGGTGATAGGTTTCACTTCTCCGATTCTTCTTATGAAGTATTCTCTGATGGTGCGAGTGTACCATATGCTGACCTGTGTCTGATGTCTCTTTGTGGTGGTGGGATTATTGCTAACTCTTCATTATCCTGGTGGGGTGCCTGGTTACAGAATGATGCTGGTAAAGTTATTGTTCCTGACCCTTGGTTTGGACCTAAGGCAAACTTAAATACCAGAGACCTGATTCCAGAACGATGGATCAAATTATACAATGATCCGACACCAATCCCTGCAGAAGTATGAACTTAACATTTCTAATCCCAGTAAAACTTGAATCACCAGACAGGGTAAGGAACCTCAAGACGGTCCTTACCTATTTGCTGTCTAAGTTTGATGCTAAAATTCTGATACAGGAGCATGATACAGAGAGTAAGTTCCCTAAACTTGTTATGCCTTTTATCAGTAAAAGGTTTGGTCCTATCACACAAAGATTGACCTATACATTTGATGAGCAGAAAGAACCATACTTCCATAAGACTAAGGTTTTAAATGATATGCTACTACGTTCTGATACAGAGGTAGTGTGCAATTATGATACTGATGTGCTACTGCCTGAAGAAAGTTATCATGCTGCTTATGATGCTATCGAGTCTGGAGATTACGATGCCATCTATCCATATGGATGTGGTGTCTACCAGAGGGCAATCAAATATACTGCAGCAACATTCTCTGAGTTCATTGGTGGTGATATGGACCTTACTGAACTTCATGCACATGCAACCCTTAGCAACTCTACTATTGGATGGTGTCAATTTATCCGTAGAGAAAACTATATAAATTCTTTTATGATGAATGAAAACTTTCATGCATGGGGTCCTGAAGATTCTGAGTTATACTACAGACTACACGTCTTAGGTAACAGGGTTGGTAGAGTAAATGATTACGTCTATCACCTAGAACATTCAAGAACTAATGACTCATGGTTCACCAACCCACTATGGAAGGATAACTTTATGTTGTGGAACTGGATTCGAGAACAGACTGGGGACACCATCTTACAATATTGCAGAGAACAAGACTATGTTAAAAGGAGACTCAGTGAAAAAGTTCATTGATAAGGCATTGCATGGTGAACTTGATTCTGATAGACATATCGTTTCTATTTTCTCTATTGCTTTAGCATCCAGAGGTAAAACATTTGTTGAATTAGGTGTTCGTGAAGGTCACACAAGTGAACCTTTATATGAAGCAGCAAAGTTGAATGGTGGACACCTTTGGTCTGTTGATCTAAATGATCCATCAGAATACAAACCAAACAATGGTCATTATACTTTCTGTAAGAGTGACAGTATCAAGTTCTTAGAAGAGTGGCCCAAGGAAAAAAAGATTGACATTGTATATGTCGATGATTGGCATTCCTATTCTCATGTGAAAAGACAACTTGAATTGCTTGACGAACTAGTAGGACCAAGTAGTATAATACTCCTACATGATTTGATGTATGGTGGAACTGACCCCTTCTATCATTGTGACCTTTCTCACGGTGGTGCTCAATGGGATGCTGGCGGTCCTTACCGTGCAGTCGCAGAATTAAATCCACAGTTCTGGGAGTTCTCAACTCTTCCTTGGAACAACGGACTCACAATCCTCAGGAAAAAATATAGTAACAGGTATCACAAATTATGATTGGATTTAATGGACTTGGTAACCTAGGCAGACTAGGCAACCAAATGTTTGAGTACGCTACACTTAGGGGTATTGCTGCTAACAAAGGATACGAGTGGTGTATTCCTCCTACAAATGCAAAGAGCATTGAGAACTATAGTTTGCACCATGCATTCACAATGCCTGATGTGAAACCAGGGAATAGAACGTTCTTGGATAATGGGTATGCTCCTACGGTAGCAGAACGTCAATTTCATTTTGATCAAGAATTATTTGATCTCTGCCCTGACCATATTACACTACAAGGATTCTTCCAGACCGAAAAGTATTTCAGGAACATCAGGGATGTAATCCGTAGTGAGTATACTTTCCACGACCATATCCTTGGACCTTGTAAAGAAGTAATTGAAGGATTTGATATCCCTCCTATCTTCTTACATGTTCGTAGAGGTGATCCGAACTTGACTGACCCTCGTGGATTTAAGTGGGCATACACTGAATGCTCTGACCAGCATCCACCACAACCTCTTTCTTATTATGAAAAGGCATTGAAGAAGTTCCCCGATGATGTTCCCGTCATTGTGTGCTCTGATTCTCCTGAGTGGGTTCAGACACAGGACTTCTTTAGTGATGATAGGTTTGCTATCTCTGTTCCAGAGGATAAGTATACTGATGGTTCTTATGAACCTTATATTGATATGTGCTTGATGTCTTTGTGTTCTGGTGCTATAATTGCTAATAGTTCTATGTCTTGGTGGGGTGCATGGTTACAGAATGGCAGGGGTAAGGTTGTTGCTCCTAAGATGTGGTTTGGACCTGCATACCCGAACAATAATACCAAAGACTTGTACTTAGAAAACTGGACTGTAATTTAATGGCTGCTTCACTTACTATTAACGACCTGAATGAATATTCAGAAAAACTAGAAGAACTAGTTGAGGATGTAAACTCTTACTCTACCTTTGTGGAGACGGGAACATCCTACGGTGCTAGTATCCAATCTGTGTATCCATACTTTGAAAAGATGTGGACCGTAGAGTTGTCTGATGAACTGTATTCCTATGGTAAGGTAGTTACCAATCAGATTCCTCATTGCACTCACGTCAAGGGCGATAGTCTGATTGAACTTCCTAAGTATCTTCAAGACCTTACTAAGGAAGAGAAAGTATTCTTCTGGTTGGATGCTCACTACTCCTCTATGAACACAGCAAGGAACCACCTTGACTGTCCCTTGATTGAAGAGTGTGTAGCAATTGATAAGAACTATCAGGGTGATAGTGCTATCGTAGTCATTGATGATGTTCGTCTATTCGGCACCAATGAGAATGAAGACTGGAGTTATATCAGTGAAGAAGGAGTTCAGAATTCATTTGAGAACTTTGAGATTAAATTCTATGAGATTGTTAACGACCGACTCCTCCTGTATATCGTAAAGAAATGAAGAAAGATTTAAAAGACTGCACGTTCATTATCCCTATCAGGATTGAATCCAATGATAGGTTAAGGAATATCATTACAGTTCTCTGCTATTTGAACTCTGCATTTGATACTAATATCATTGTAAAGGAGGTTGATACTGATTCTAAGTTTGATAAACAGGCACTACCACAGATTACAGAATACTGTGGTGATGTATCTAATATCAATTATATCTTTGAGCAATCAGATGACCCTCTGTTCTTGAGAGAAAAGATTCTCAATGAGATGCTGGTCCTTACAAAGACAAAGGTCATTGTAAACTATGACTGTGATATGATTCTCCCTATTGATACCTATCTGGAATCATACCGTAGGATTATGGAAGACGAGAGTGATATGATCTATCCTTATGGTGAAGGTTCAGGGTTTCTGTCTAAAGTTAATACCTCAGACACACTGGTATCTGACTTCTTGAATGATGAAGATTATGATCTGTGGATTCTAAAAAAGAGTTCTGTTCCAGATAATGCTGGATTCGGATGGATTCAGTTCCTGAATAGGGATGTATACTTTGAAGGTGGTATGGAGAATGAGAACTTTATGGGTTCTGCTCCTGACGACTACGAACGCCACCATAGATTCAAGACCTTAGGATACCGAGTAGATAGAATCAACAGTGAAGTGTTTCACCTGGAGCATGCTAGGGGTATGAATTCTTATCCTCAATCAATGTCACAGCACCCTTACTGGCAACACAACTGGGATCTTTGGTGTTATCTTGAGAAGTGCAACAAAGAACAGTTGCTTGAATACTATTCCAAACAAGAATATCTGAAAAAATATCAATGATTATTGCATCTTGTCCTCTTCGTGTATCACTCTTTGGTGGTTCCACAGATAACCCATACTTCGTAGAGCAGTATGGACGTGGGTCTGTGATTAGTTTTACATCCAGTTTAAAGACATATGTGACTATCACACAGGACAAGTTTGGTTTTAATAGAGAGCAGCACAAATATATCATCAACTATTCTAGAAGAGAAGAAGTCTCTAGTATTCAAGATATTCAGAACGAGGTTGTAAGGACCGTATTACAGCACTATGATATGCCGCCAGTTCAGGTAACTCTGACCAGTGATGCATACTCACAGGGCAGTGGTCTTGCATCCTCTTCTTCTTATACAATCAGTCTTATCAAAGCATGCACTATGTTTCTGGGTATTCCGATTACCGACAGTGATGCATGCAAACTCGCATATAAGTTAGAAAGAACTTATAATCCATACTGTGGATATCAAGATCCATACGGATGTGGTGTTGGTGGATTCAAGCGTATCAATTTCATGGGAGATGATTGTATCACCTATGAGTTCCTACCTACCGATCTATTTGACCACTACGATACACACCTTGTCTTTACGGGTGTCACAAGAAACTCCAAGAAGATTCTGAAGAATGTGACGGAGAACCTGGATAAGGTCAAACCTCTTTTGGAAACATGTGATGAGGCATACTACCTGCTTTCCAATAAGAGTTACAAGTGTTTCCTAAATCTCATGAGCAAGAGTTGGAGACAAAAGAAACAGACATCATCAACTATCGCAGAGAACGAGACCATTCAGATGATGGACTCTGCATTAGAACTTAACGATACTGTTCTAGCACACCGACTATGCGGAGCAGGCAATGGTGGGTTTTTTCTCACATTCTCTAAACCTGGAACATTGACAATACCATACGACTCTGTTAGAATACGAGTCGGAACTGATGGTGTCTATGGTAAATCCATTTGAAGAATATGTAGAGGCACTTAAATGCGCCCATGCACAAGAACAGTTTTTAAGATTTCAGGCAGCATTTAACTGCCACAATAGAATTATTATCCTAGGTAATGGCGGTAGCAGCAGCGTAGCATCCCATATCTCTCAGGACTATATGAAGTTCAGGGGTAAGAAGGTATCTATCCTATCTGACCCTTCTATGCTTACTATGCTTTCCAATGACTTTGGATATAAGAAAGCATATCAAAAATTCTTAGAGTATTATGTCGAGAATGATACTCTTGTTGTTATCATGAGTTCTGGTGGTGAATCCAAGAACATGCTTAACTGTGTGCATTGGTGTCAAGAGAATAAAGTTAGTTACGGAGTTCTAACTGGATTTGAATGTAATAATAGAATCAGAAGCATTGCAGTTGATGCTCTATGGAACTATTGGATTGATAGTAGGTCATATGGTGTGGTTGAATGTGTTCATCAAATCTTCCTACACGGGGTGGTATGAAATATTGTTTTGATTTAGATGGGACTATCTGTGATACTCCCTGTGACCCTGATGGGCACAATCAACGATACTGGGATGCACTTCCCATTCCCTTTATGGTAGAGACAGTCAATCGTCTTTATGATGAGGGACATTATATTATCATTATGACTGCCCGTGGTAGAGGGTCAGGTAAAGATTGGACATCACAGACTGAGAAAAGTCTAAAGGACTGGGGTGTAAAGTATCACGAACTAGAACCTATGTTCCACAAACCTACTGCTGATATCTTCATTGACGATAAGGGTGCTAATGTATTCGATTGGATTCTTGGTCAACCACAAAGAAAAGGAATTATTGCAGGTGCCTTTGATGTAATTCATCCAGGGTACATTCGTATGTTTGCTGATGCGAAGAAGTATTGTAATCACTTGACCGTTGCACTTCATGTTGATCCTTCAACCGAGAGAGCACATAAACTGAAACCAGTGCAGACTGCAGAGGAACGTAAGGAGATTCTCCTGGGTATGCGAGACATTGATGATGTTGTGTTTTATAACATTGAAGATGAATACCTTGCACTCTTAGAGAGTGGTGAGTATAATGTGCGTTTCCTAGGAGATGATTATTCTGATGGAAGTTATAGTGGGGTTGGTTTGGGTATTCCAATTACTTGGTTGCCTAGAAACCATGAGTACTCTAGTACTCGATTAAAAACATTGATTCATAATTCTATTATGCCAAGGAGACATGAAAAATATGATTAAGAGTTTAGTCACAGGTGCTGCAGGTTTTATTGGATCGAATCTCGTTGACTATCTCATTGAGCAGGGGCATTATGTTGTTTGTATTGATAATGAAAGTGCAAACAACAATGACTTTTACTGGAATAGTAAAGCATATAATGTGAAGGCAGATATCTCCAGTTATGGAGATATGAGAGAACACTTCGATGGTATTGATTATGTCTTTCATCTTGCGGCAGAGAGTCGTCTACAACCTGCTATTGAGAACCCTATCAATGCAGTCACTAAAAACTGTGTTGGAACTACTGTAGTTCTACAATGTGCAAGGGAAGCAGGTGTCAAGAGGGTAGTATATTCTTCTACTTCATCTGGTTATGGTGGTAATCGTTGGCCTAATGTAGAGACACAACCCGATGATTGTCTAAACCCATACTCTGTGTCTAAGATTGCAGGTGAGAAACTATGTAAGATGTATACTGACCTTTATGGTTTGGAGACAATATCCTTGAGATACTTCAATGTATTTGGTGAGCGGTCTCCTACTGTTGGTCAGTATGCACCAGTCATTGGTATCTTCCAGAGGCAGGCAGCAAATGGTGATGCACTTACTATTATCGGTGATGGTTCACAGAGACGTGACTTTGTTCACGTTAAAGATGTAGCAAGAGCAAACTATCTTGCATCCCTATCACCTATCTATCATATGTTGGGTCATGTATTCAATGTAGGTAGTGGTAAGAACTATTCTATACAAGAGATTGCTAACGCTATCTCTGATAATCAGATACACTTACCCGAACGTTCTGGTGAGGCATCAACTACTCTTGCAAATATAGATAGGATTGGTGAAATCATTGGATGGAAACCAGAAATTGATGTGATGGAATGGATCAAAACTAATGGATAAAAACAAGTCAGCATATAAACTCAAAGGTCTCCCACCCGTCTACTATACGAATCTGGATAGGAGTCCAGAACGTCAGAAGTATATGGAAGACCAGTTCAAATACTGGGAGATTGAAAACTATACTCGTATCTCTGGATATGATGGTACTGGGGAAGATGACCTGAGCGGTATCCTGAAGGGTCGCTATCCCGACCAGATGGGTCCGACTGACGTTGGATGCTGTACATCACACTTGAAGGCAATTCATCATTGGTATACGACCTCTGATACTCCTTGTGCGATTATCATGGAAGACGACTGTGACCTGTCTGTAGTAAAGAACTGGCCATTTACTTGGAAAGAGTTCTATGCAAGGATGCCATTTGATTATGACTTGGTTCAACTTGCTGTGATCAATCCTGGTGCTCTGCATGTAGCATTGCATAAGAGATTCGTCAATGACTTTTCTACTGCCTGCTATATGATTACAAGACATCATGCTAAGAAACTGATGGACTTGTGCTATAGAGACGGCAAGTATAAACTTGATTACAAGGCAAAACCAAGATGCAATTCAGAGCACTTGATCTATGAGTCTGGTAATAGTTTTGCTATGCCTGTCTTGCTATTTTCTCCTCCACATCTGGAGTCTATGATCTGGAACAAGGAGCATATTGATACATTCCATGTTCCAAGTCGAGATGGTCTGCGTCAATGGTGGACTAATGAAGCATCTAAACTTGAGAACTGGGAACAACTATTTGAATACGATCCCTATATGGGAAGATTGCCACCCGTGGAGCAAAAGTAAAAATGGATTATACCCCACCACCACTTTGTATTAGAAGTATTGAACCTGCTGAAACGCCAGGTAAACTGCTTGTAGATATGCCATCTCTATGGAGAGATAGTGATGCAGTAAACCCTGTAGAACTTCATAAAAAAATAGTTGACTCTATTATGAGTGAACCTTATAGTGTACCTATGTGCCCACCAGGATGGCCAAACCCTCCTACTGTTGAAACAGAATGAAGAAGTACTTACTAATTGTAATTACAAATCCAGCATCTCAAGCATCAATGTTTTTATTTGGAATATTAATATTGATAGGATTGCTGCATAATCATGCACACTATCAGATGAGCAACGACCCTGATGCTTATGTATTTCAATGGTGTAAGGCCAATCCAGAACGATGCACTTATAGACCAAAATAATTGAGGAATACTAATGATTAGTCCGTATTACGTTGAAGAACCAATCACTTATAGGAAGGTAGAAGTTCCTGAAGTGATACTATATTACTGTGATGATTTCACGTATGATACTGATAGACATGATCTACGGTACATTGATTGTGTGTATATGCACATGGGAGACTATGGAAATGACCCAGAACTCCTTGAAAAGATGAGGAGCACACCTAGACCTATTTTTGAATAGAGGGTTGACACCACAAGAAAGTTCGGTTATACTAGAAAAGTACGTTACGAACAATGTATAAATACCTATTCGTGACGCGCATTACGAACTGTTACAGTTTCAACGCCTCAACTAATCGCCTAGAATCTGTGCTATAATATTCACAACGAGACAAGTCGATGTCTCTATCCATCTGCGGGTAACCATTCCGCAAGTAACTAAAGGTAATTCAAATGATCAAATCTGTATTCGCAGCAACTGCTGCTCTGTCCATGTCCGCAGGCGCTGCCCTTGCAGGTCCCTACGTCAACGTCGAAACCAATGCTGGTTGGGTTGGAGATGACTACTCTGCTGCCACGACAGATCTTCACGTAGGATACGAAGGCGACCTGGGTGCTGCTTCTTACTACGTGCAAGCGGGTCCTGCAATCATTGCTGTTGACGGTGAAGAAAGCGAGACTCAGTTCTCTGGTAAGGCAGGTGTTGGCGTGCCTGTGACCGACCAACTCGGAGTATATGGTGAGCTGTCGTTCCTGACTGCTGACGACTCTGATAACAACGGTTACGGTGGTAAGTTGGGTGTCAAGTACTCCTTCTGATATATTGTATCGTGTGGGGGGCAATGCCCCCCTTTTTTTAACTTATGATTTTAGAAACTATTTTGGCACTGAGTGCCGTTGATTATGACCATCTTGCACGAGCAGTGCAGGTTGAGGCAGCAACTGGAACTAACGATGAATACTGCGTTGCAGTTTCCATTCTTAATAGAGTTAACTCTCCGGCATTCCCTAACAATGTTGCTGACGTAGTTTATGCTCCTGGACAATACGAAGGTTTTATTTACCGTCGTCCAGCTGCTAAACCTAGTGTTGTTGCTAGGTTAAAGAACACAGAAAAACTTATGGAAGCATACTCGATTATTGGAGACAGAACCAGTTTCAAAGGACAACGTATGTTGCCTTATCGTGTAGTTGCAGAAGATCCTATGTGTGATCGTAAAGGAAACTTCTATCATTATCACTGGCAGTCATGATCAGTCGCTTCAAGTCTCTTATCAAAAACGTTGTTGGTATTTCAACAACTAAAATAGAATGTTCAATTGACGAGGAAACAGTTGATTGTAAAACATTCACTCAACCTTATGTTGGTGTTCCTGCACCATCAATTCTTAAAAATGATGCTTGGTTTGGAGAACCGATTATGAGTGAACTACAAAAAGAAATTGCTGATGATATCAGTGTGAATATGGATGGAGGAGTTGGTGGTTCTTGGAAAGTAAATAATGAACCAGAAAATATTCATCAAGTAATGTATGAACTATCTACTAAAAATAGTAATACATTAAATCAAGGTGGATCAGAAGCATTCCAAGAGAATGTAACTTAATTAAAAATTGAATTTTTTATTATGAAAACACTTTTATTCAGTCTACTTGCTTCAGTTGCACTAATCTTTCCTACACTTGCACATCAAGAGGAAGAAACTGTCTTCTATACTTATGAAGCAATGGATTGTATGCGAAGGCAAAAATGCACTGTTGGTGTAGACGCAGTAAATATTCTTGATTATTATAATGATGATGATGAGGTTAGGACTATCCTGACTAATCTTAATCAGATGGGAGTCAAGGTTTATGCATCAAATCCACAGTATTTTGTGGATGATTATCATGCATTATATTACGCTGACTCGAATACGATATATCTGAACAAGGGATATACTGATGAACCTGAAATGTTCATCGAAGCATTGCGTCATGAAGGATGGCATGCTGCTCAAGATTGTATGGGTGGTGGTATGCACAACTCAGATATTATGCCTATGCTTGCATGGGATTTAATTCCTGCTGATGTTGTTCAAGACACCTTTGACCGATATGGATTCGATCCTGATACTGTTAGGATTGAACGAGAAGCAGTCTTAGCAATGACCAGTCCTTGGATGACCGTTGACGCATTAGAAGCATGTAACTCAGATACTCCAATCTGGGAAACATATCCCCCACCAAAAAAAACTTGGAGTTATCTCTACTGGAACGGACACGTTAGTTATCATGACGGAATCTAAAGCACCAAAAATTCAAACTACATTTGACGGATGTTACAACTATAATAAGTTGAAAGCAGAAGGTATGGTTGACGATTGGCGATACTCTGAAGAAAAACTGGAACTGAGGCAACACGTCTATACTATTCTTCTGAATAAGTTTGGCGGTTTAACTCAAGAAAATGGTGAACCAGTCTGTAGTATGGAGAGTATCCAAAACTGCTGTCATGATTGGGTTTCTCAAGGGCATGTAAATAGTAATGGAATTCTCAAATACTATGAGGCATACTACAAATGAAAAGATTATTTACAGCGGCGGTTGTTGCGGCAGCGGTTGCCCTACCTGTCCATTCCGCCCCTCTCAAAGATAGTGAGTATTTTACAATGCATTCTATGGGATGCATGTTGCTTCGAGAGTGTGTAGAAGATGTCAAAGAAGTTAAATCCATCTCAGATATTAGTATTGAGATACCTGCTACTAATTATGACGTTATTGCTGCTGAGTTTGATTCTTTCGTCAGATCACTTAACAAGGTCGGAGCTAAGGTTTTTCTAGCAGACCAAAAGTATTTCCCTGTGGGACACCGTGGAGTATATCATACTGTCAGTAATAATTTTTTCTTGAATAAAGCATACATGAATCGACCTGGAATGTTGATGAGTGTTATGCGTCATGAAGGATGGCATGCAGCACAGGATTGCATGGCAGGTACTATCGATAACTCTCTGATTGCTATCATTTTGCCTGAAGATTCTGTTCCTCCACTGTATCAAGAAATTGTAAAATCAACATACAGAGATCAACCTGGAGCAATTCCCTGGGAGAAAGAAGCATACTGGGCAGGTAAAACTGAAGGTATGACTGCTAAGGCACTTGAGTCTTGTGCCCGTGGAACCATGTGGACTGACTATGAACCAACACCACTGACACGTAAATATCTGGTTGAAGAGGGTTACATCTCTAAATAGAGTTGTCTTGCCAATTAAATATGCCAGAAGAAGTCAAGAAACCTGAAGAAAAGAAAAAAGGTATTCTAGGTAAAATCAAAGAGGCAGCAGATGATAAAGAAGAACAGCTTGCTATACTTTCTACTTTTGTTAGGCTTGGCATCCTTGTTTGGAGCGGCGGAATACTCACGCTCGCTTATATTAAACTTCCCCCCGCACTCGGTATACCAGAACAAAAACTAGATCCAACTTTTATCGCGAGTGTCTTTACTGGGGTGCTTGCGACTTTTGGTGTTCAGGCAGCAAAGAAAGCAGGTGAAGGTGGAGGCGGATCTTCTATCACTAAAGACCAGATGGAAAGACTGATTGAGAAAGCAGCACAAACTGCACCACATCAAACTCTCCGTATTGAGCAAGCACCTGTAACCTTAAAGGTTGAAAAGGCAGAAGAACCTTACAAAATGTAAGTTATGATTAACAAACAATCATCATTTAAGTGGGCGGCACTGACAGTAGGAACACTGTTCGGTGTCGCTCATATTGGTTTATTGGGACATCTTATTGGTAGGGATAAACTTCCTATTATAAATTTACCTGTGGGTGACTATACCTCATATAGTGTAGAAGCAGGTAAAGACGGATACAGTATAGAATATAGTTCTAATGATCCCAAGGTCATGGGAGTTAGGAGAAATATTAATAAGAACAATGGGTTGTTTGGTATTGGTGGTAACTCAGTAATTGTAACTGAAGAAGAATATACAATGGATGGGGCAAGGCATCTAGGAGGTGCTGAGGGAAAGTTAACTGCTCAAAACCTGGCATGCATCAAAGCGGAGGGCGCTGGAGAATCAACCGGAAGAATGGTAGGTGCTAGTGTTACATCAGGCATTGCTCCGATCTTTACAGGTATCCCATATGTTGGTTGGTTGATATCTGGTTGGATGGTAATGTTAGGTCAAGATACTGGTGCAGACATAGGTGCTGAAATCGCAACAATGCAGATGGAATGTGATGAAGATTGATATAGATATAGAGGATTACACAATAATCCTGAACTCGCTTCACTACTATAAAAAAGTAGAGAAGAGAGGTAATTTTCAACAATATGATGAAGAGCGTATAAACGCATTGAGAGATAAAATTGCACAACAACTTGTGCCAAAATCTACATTTAATTTAGACTAGTGAATTTACTATTACGTCCGCTTGATCATGTAAGTGATCCAGTGTGGAGTGTTATTATAATTTTAATAATATTGCTTGTTGGAGTATCTTATTACATATATACCATTATGAGTATGGCATTCCAGGAGTTAGAAGATGTCGGAAATCCGAAGCGATATCCAGATCAATCAGAAGGATGCGAACCAGGACCAGGAAATAGCACTCCTGAAACATCGCATTGATGATAATGAACAAACGACAGAAGAACTTCGTGATAGAGTTCGTAAACTTGAGAAGTGGGTATGGGGTGCTGGTGCAGTTATTGCTGCTGCTATCACACTGATTGGTTTTGTAACTGCTGCTGATGCAAAACAATTTGAAGACGAGCAGAGTATCGGTGTGCTGACTGATAAAATCAGACAGTATGAAGCAGAAAGGAAAAGAACTCCAGTAGAGGATGTTCTCAAAAACGCATTAAAGGAGTGGGAATTGTGGAAAGAATGACACCGCCGAGTCGAAAGAGTTGTTACAATTTTAGAGTTGTAGAGGTTGTAAAAATAATTGATGGGGACACTGCGGATTTTATTCTGGATTTAGGATTCGACTTATTCAAGAAAGAAAGAGTTAGAGTTGCAGGAGTTGATACGCCGGAGAAAAGGACGAGAAACTTAGAGGAGAAGGCACTTGGAATCGACGCAACCTACTGGCTCCAAGCAAAATTGGAAGAGGCGATTTCTGGCGATGATGATCTTATTATCCGTACTGAACTTGATGGGGGTGTTGGTAAATACGGGCGTCTTCTCGGTTGGATTTATATTGGGGATGGAGACCTGTCGCTTAACGAACAAATGATTGACGAGGGATACGCCTGGAACTACGATGGGGGAACTAAACAAAAAGACTTCGAGTATCTGCGAGAGATTCGTAGAGCACACGGTACATTAGTAGACTAATTATGAGAAGAGAAATGTTAGATGCTCTCAAGGCACTTGCCATTGGGAACATTAAGAAAGCAAAAATGAATATTGAGATATACCTAGCAAACCCTGTAGGTATTGGTGAGCATCCTGACGTTCTGGGTGCAATCCAGGATCAGATTGATGCAATTGCAAAAGAAGAAGAACGTATCGAAGTAATCGAAAAGTATTTGGAGGATTAAATGAAAGTATTATTTGCATTTCTTGCCACATTATTTCTTGCTGCTCCAGCATGGGCAGTAGACATCACAATGGGTTCGGGCGGGAACTTGATTTTTGACCCATCTGATGTTACAATTGAAGCAGGTGAAACTATACATTTTGTAAATGGTATGTTGCCTCCTCACAATATTATTGTTGAGGGTCGTGCTGATCTCTCAAGAGAATCACTTATGTTTAATCCTGGCGAATCGCAAGACATTAAATTTGCAGACGCAGGAGACTATAGTTTCTTCTGTGGTCCACACCAAGGTGCCGGTATGGTCGGCACTATTCATGTAAACTGATAAATTAAATCGCAATGGCAACTTATAACGTAACTATTCGTTCCTCTGATGGAACCGAGACTATTGTTTCATGCGATGAGGATACCTATATCCTTGACGCAGCAGACGAAGCAGAACTCGATCTTCCATATTCCTGTCGTGCTGGTGCATGTTCTACATGTGCTGGTAAAGTGTTAGAAGGAACAGTAAATCAGGAAGATCAATCTTTCCTTGACGATGATCAACTTGAAGCAGGATTCGCACTTCTTTGTGTATCATATCCTACTAGTGATTGCGTTATTCAATCAGAAGCAGAAGAGGAACTTTATTGATTTGATATATAATCTTACTATCTTACATATTAATAGACATGCAAAAAATTATTAATGTACTTGCTCTTGCATCATTTGGTGTATCTGCTGCTGCTGTAGGTGGCGGTGCATATGTCTATCTCAATAAGGATTCTATTATTGAGAATGCAAAATCACAAGTTGCAGGAGCAGCTGCTGAAGCAATTTCTGGTGCTCTTCCTGGAATGTTAGATTCTTCAATGCCAGAACTCCCCGGTGCTACTGGTGGAGTTATGCCTTCTGTACCATCTATGCCTAAAACTACTGGACCCGCACTGCCATTTTAATAATGATACCAGAAATCCAGTTAGGTAATAT